GCTGGAAGTCGGCCTTTGACGACGTCGCCAGCATCCACGGAGCCGATTTCGCCGCAGCCTACATGGCTAGCGAGGAGGGCATCGCGCTTCACGGCATCGAACCGGCAAAGTTCGACAGCCCGTACGTCATGCTCGAGCCTGGATCGTACTTGCTCCCAAGCCGGGCGGCAAAAGAGATCGTCCGGCTCAATCCCGAGGTGTCTTCTGTTGCAGAGGGCATCACGTTCAGGGTCAACTTCGAGCCGGTAGTCTCCTCCAAGTACATCGTACTCAAGAACGGCAGCGTTGTATCTGCGCGAGGCGAAGAGGCCGGCTTCATCAAGCACCGCCAGGTGTACCCGTTCCAGGTCGTCAGGACCAAGGACGGCTACACTGTCCGAAGGCTTGACTCCTACGAATACGAGAACACCGACCCCAACCAGCGCTATAGCCAAGAGCGTCTAGGGAAGTTCCTCAATGACCTTGAGACATCTATCAGCGGCGGACGCGCAGGCGAAGAGCTTGACACATTCACTCTGCTGAACGAACTCAGCACCGCCATCGCATTCGATGGATATTCCTCGCTGGAGATCCTGGCCTCTAACGGCGACATGTTCCCGCAGCTTGAGGCCGAGATCCTCGCTGCAATTGGCGAACAGAACGGCATGATCCGAACCAACCTGGCACCAAAGTGGACGCAGTCCCGCATGCCGGAACTGGTATCGCAGCCGGAGATGACCGCGGCAGAGAGGGCCATGCGCAAGGTCAGCCCAGTTCCGCTTGAGGCAGAGACAGCCGACTCTGTTAAGATCGTTCCGATGCGCGGCATGACCGAGCCTCGTGGCCTGCTGCCCGGCATGCCGACCACGCAGGTGATCGATACCGGAACGACGCGTGAAGCCACAAGCAGCCTGGTTCTTTATGGGCAGCGACAGGCCGGCTCAATGCTTGGTCAGACCGTTAGCGTAGACGACGCCATCGCCGCCGCGTCTCCCGCCGCACGGGCGATCCAGGGGGCACTCGGCGACTTCAGGGGCGAGGACGGGAGCCGTGGGGTCAGCGTCTATGATCTGATTGCATCGCCGGAGCGATTCGGCCACAGCGTGCGCCAGACCACCATGGACATTGATTCTGCCGAGATGTACTTCATCCGGGCGCTGCGCTATCTGCAGATGATCGCAGAGGAGTCCGCCATCCAGGCAGGATACGGCCAGCGTGGACGCGGAATCAGCAGGATCGTCGTAGCTGATCAGGGTAGCGTAGAAGGACTCTCGCCACAGGAGCTTGATGCTCTTGCGCGTGAGACCACAAGCACGGCGCTTGTTGCTGCAAGGGCGGCAGTAGCCGCGGCCAAGGGAGTCCTCCGTGTGTCCTGGAGCGACGGTCTTGACCCGCAGAGCCACCGGCACACATTCGACCTGAGGCAGCCGGCAAGGACCGCATACGACGAGTACACCTACCCACTCTGGCGCCTGCTAGAACCAGCGCTCATCGAGTACTTTGACCCGGCGTCCGTACAGGAGGTCAGGGGCATGATCCGCCGTGGAGGCCCAGCGCTTCAGCGTGCAGCAGGCGCGGTTGGAGATAAGGCCACGGCGTTCTTCAACGCGTTCTATCGAGGGTCAGGACTTCCAGATCCGAAGTTGGTTCCTGGCGAAGAGGCAGTTGACCTGGCGCTTGCAGAGCTGGCCCGCAAGATCGAGGGGGACACATCTCCAGGTCTGGCGGAGATTAGGGCCGACCTGCTCGGAGAGATCGCAAGGGCCAGGGCAGACGTCAAGAGTGGCACATTCAAGCCGAACAAGCCGATTGACGAAGCAACGCTGCTAGAAACAATCCGCCAGGTTGCTCCGGATGCTGTGTCCAACTGGGAGAGCGGCTTTGATGGCCAACCCGGTATGATGCGGATCACCAGGCCTGATGGCACGGTTGAGGTTGTCAACGAGGCGGAGTGGCGGGCGGCATCCGGTGAGCGCAAGCGCGCTCGCCAGCGCCAGAAGGCAATCGACATGTTCGATGCAGCCAACGGCCTTGACGAAGAGGGCATGCCCATTGAACTTGACCTTTCAGGTGACTACACCGAAGAGAACGTTCAGATCGATCCATCCACCCGCATCCCTTCCGATAAATTCAAGCAGGCAGGACTTCAGGGATACAAGTTCGCCAGGGCAGTTGCCGTGAAGTACAACTCTAGCGGCGACATCATGGAGGCAATCAACTCAGTTCTTGACGAGTTTGACCCTAGCCTAATCCCAGACGCTGAGGAGACGAGCGGGAAGCAGGTAAGGACATCAAGGGAGATGAAGGTCTTCTTCCGGGCATTCTGGAAGGAGCTAAGCGCCCGAATGAAGGGCAACGTTACCGGTCCTTCCGCCGTTCGAAAGGTCAAAGCCATCCTCGACGCCACAGACGGGCGCACCAAGGTGGAAAACTCACAGCGCATCTGGATCAGCGCCGAGGAGTCGGTAGATATGCCGGCAGAACTTGTAGTGGCCTCAGACGTCAAGGGCAAGGTTGCAGTAGTCAAGCTTACCGAAGGCGGAAAGCTAGCCCAGGACAAGGGCAAAGTCATCGATCTGCTCAAGAACCTGATCCCGACGGTGCGCGACACCGACGAAAGCCTGCGCCGCCTGGCCTGGAGGGCCTTGACTGGTCGTATTGGCGCAAGCAACAAGATCAAGATCCCGTTTGACAGCATGCCAGGTCCGGTCGGAAATATGTTTAATACCTTGATTTCTGAGTTGCAGTCTGATAACTTCCCAGTTATTGAGGTGGACCCCCCTTCCGATGTCGAGTTCAGGCCTGCTGCCAAGAAGGCCGGCGGGGTTCTCGACGGAGAGATGCTCGATCAGAACGACTACGAGCACCTGCAGGACTCCTACTCTCCGGATGCACCCGACGACTACAGCGGCGGCCACAGCAATCCGGAAGACGATATCTTCAACTACTCCGTCAAGCAGGGCAAGCTCCTCGGCATGCTTCAGCCTGACATGCTCTTCCCCAAGTTCAGCCCAGGAGTCAAGAGGATCGATCTCGGACTCCGCACACCAAAGGGCAATGCCCTCGGCGGCGGTCTGGCAGACGTGGGCGTCATGGCCCTTCAGGGCAACCTGACCCCAGAGAACGCCCTGTTCTCAGCCGGACTCAACTCTGTCGGACTGCTGACGAAGAGTCCGTTCAAGGCCGGCGTGATCGGATCGACCGCGGCACTGGCCGCTACGGCAGCCACCGGTGGAGACATCGGCCGGGCACTGTTCGGCATTACCGGATCGATCATCGGCGGTGCACTAGGAGGGTTTGCCTCTGGCGGCATCGGCACTCTGGCAGGATCAATGGGTGGTGGATTCGTGGCAGACGAACTGTGGAAGGGGCTGTTCGGCAGCAACGAGGGCATGCGCCCGCTAGTTAGACCGGTTACACCGGACATTCCGAATGTGAGGATTCCATAATGGCATACGTAGGATTTAAGAAACTCACCAGCGAGCTGGCTAAGAAGGGTGTTCGTGACCCGAAGGCACTAGCTGCTGCCATCGGCCGTAAGAAGTACGGCAAGGCTAAGTTCCAGGAGGCCGCCGCAAAGGGCAAGAGCCTTCGTAACGCTAAGCCTAAGAAAGGAAAGTAATGCCGCCGCGTCGCAATATCAGCCCTGACGGCAACAAGGACTACGCCCCATTCCGCACTCCAATGGGTGGCGGTATCTCTGCGCGAGACGCATCCATGATTCACCTTAGGTCAAAGATTAATCTAAACCAAGGCAACATGGTGCAGATGGGCGTTGTTTCAGGCCCATGGAAGGCGCTTGCTATGTTCACCGCTAAGTTGATTCGCAGTGGATATGCTGATGATGCGCTGAATGCAGTCAATGCGGCGTTCAAGGTTGCGTCGAGGGCGCCTCGTGGTCCGGTGGCAAGCCGACTTACGGGATCTGTTGCTCGCTCTGCCCTGAGCGAAGCAGAGGCCGTAGTGGCCGGGAAGCCGTCAAGCATTTCGTACCCTGGCCTTAGCACTGTTGATGCCGCGTCTCAGTACCGGGCAATGGCTCAGATCCTGGGCCGATACGCAGGCAGGTTCCCGGTAGGGACGCAAGGGTTCAACACATTCCGAGCTGCAGGTGGGGTACTAAAGAATCAGGCTAGACTCTGGAGGAACATCAAGTAATGGTGCGCAAGCTTCCTACCCCGGCGTATAAAGAAACAAGCTGGACTAGCACCAGCTTCAGCAACCCATATGCTCCGCAGACCCCTAAGTACCGCCCGATGCGAGGCACCAAGGTAGACAACGGCATCTTCTATGGTACGAACAAGGTCACAGGTGAAACGTACCTGAGCAAGAATGGCGTTGACCTGATGCGCGGTGGCAAATGGTATCAGTCAGCTAGCGACAAAACCACTACTTCTATCCTTGGTGGCGTCATCAAGATCGATAACCGCCCAATGTGGATGCAGCAGCAGGACCTCTCAATGGCTAACGTGGAGCGATACGGCTCTAGCACGCCGAGCTTTGGCCAGATTACCCGCGATATCACTGGTGTTGGGTATGGCAAGAACAACAGCTTTGGCGTAGATCCGGCCACGTTGGCTTTCAACGTAGCAACAGCCGGCATGGGCGCAGGCACTAAGGCAGCGTTCAACCTCATCGAGAAGAGGGCTGCTGCTAGCCTTGCCGCCAAGTACGGCGAACAGGCAGCAGAGATCCTTGCCAATAGGGCTGCAGCACGCGCACAGTTCCGCGATATCGTTGCCTACAATCGCAATCAGCGCTTCCTTCGTAGCTCTACCATCCAGCGCGCAACCCGCCTTGAGCGCGTAGAGGCTGCACTTCGAGACTCCAACCCGGGTCTTGCACAGGCGTTTGGTGATCGAGCCTATTCACTCCGCGCAGGAAGGGATATTCGTGGCCTAATGGCAGGGTCTGAGACTGTCGGCGCTGGTAGAAGGATTGCCCCCAGCGTCGGATCAGGACCAAGGAACGTCGGCGCAAGGAGCTTCCCGTACGTTGACAACCCGGCTGCAGGATCTCACCATCAGTTCACACCGGTGAGCCGCGCAGTTCCGGCAACACTTGATGCCAACGAGTGGCTCAGCAAGTTTGGTCAATTCGCAGACCCGTATGGCAGGACCGGCATGGACAGGCTTAGTGGCATGTACAGCGCTGGCGTTCCAAAGGGCGGGTGGATGCGCTCGCCAAACCTTCGAACCAGGACACCGCTTCCTCCGCGATATGACGCGGCAGGCAGGGCAGTGGTCAACGTCGGAGAGATGGCCGATGGTCCGTACCGCGACCAGGTGGCACAACTCCTAGACGACGCCGGTTCATTCCGCAACAGAGCAGCCTGGAGACTGCAGAGTGGTCGTTCGACCTTCCCGCGGCCTTACGGTTGGGATTATGAGCCTTCCTGGGCACCCGAATCATACCAGCTTCGCGTGTTCAAGTCTGCTCTGAAGAAGGGGCTTATTGGTCCGGGACGTCCGGCGGCCCCAAGAAGGATTAGATAGGAGAAGCAAATGGCAGCACCTAAGAAGCCACTCCGCATGGTGGAGAAGTACGGTAGCACTGTTGAGCGCTACAAGAGCAAGTCCCAGAAGCTCAAGCACGAGAAGGGCGAGGGCCGCAAGGGTGAGATGGCTGAGAAAGCCATGATCAAGAAGGGAAAGAAGAAGTAGATGGCAGCTGGAGTCTATAACACGGTAATCGAAAAGGGTGCAACCTTTGAGTTGACCGTGACCTACAAGGACGCGTCCGGTGCGGCAGTAGACCTGTCGGGCTGGACTGTCCGCATGCAGGTTCGAGAGACTCCTGGTTCTGCGTCTACAATCTTGACGTCGACTGGAGGAAGCCCGACGATTACGATCACGGGCAACTCCGCCGGCATCATCTCGGCTAGCATCAGTGCTACCAACACGGCGGCGCTTACGCCGGCTACGGCGTACTACGATATCGAAGTGCAGAATAATAGCAGCGGCATCGTACGTCGTGTTCTTCAGGGTCGCATCGTGATCAGCCCGGAGGTTACGCGTTGAGTGATGTCACAGCCCAGCAGACCACAAATGAAGTCGTCGCCGAGCAGATCGTCCATACGGTCGAAGTCGTCGACGCTAATCTTGTTGTTGGTCCACAAGGCCCTACTGGCGCCACGGGTCCTCAGGGTCCGACTGGCCCGCAGGGTCCTACTGGTGCTACTGGCGCTACGGGCGCGACTGGCCCTCAGGGACTAAAGGGAGATACCGGTGAGACTGGAGCAACCGGACCGACCGGAGCAACAGGTGCTACCGGAGCTACGGGTCCACAGGGAGAAAAGGGAGACAAGGGCGATACTGGTGCGCAGGGTCCTACTGGAGCCACGGGCGCCACAGGTGCTACCGGCCCTAAGGGAGATACTGGTGAAACCGGCCCTGCTGGCGCTACTGGCGCTACTGGTGCTACTGGTGCGACTGGGCCGCAAGGTCCTAAGGGTGATACCGGGGACACTGGTCCTGCGGGACCTACTGGCCCTACTGGAGCTACGGGCGCAACGGGCGCAACTGGCGCTACTGGGGCGACTGGACCTGGAGTAGCTACTGGCGGTACCGCCGGCCAGGTTCTTACCAAGAATAGCAGCACCAACTACGACACGATCTGGGCTGACGCCGGCGGAGCCGCGTATACCACAGTCGTCAAGCAGTATGTAAAGAACAACGGAACCCAGACCATTGCCAAGGGCGATGCCGTATATATCTCGAGCGCCAACGGCACGAACCCGATCATCTCCCTCTCTGACGCCGACGCAGAGTCTACTTCTAGCAAGACGCTCGGTCTTGCAGAGAGCGCGATGAGTCCAAATGATTTTGGATATGTCATCACAGAGGGTAAGCTCTCTGGTATCGACACCAGCACTGCCACAGATGGGCAGTCTGTCTGGCTTTCCGGCACAGCCGGCGGACGTGTGTATGGTTCCCCTCCTTCCGAGCCTGCACACTCCGTCTTCTTGGGGGTAGTTACCAAGGCCAACGCCAGCACCGGCGAGATCTTCGTCAAGGTGCAGAATGGCTACGAGATCGACGAACTCCACGACGTCTCGGCAGGCAGCCCATCGGATGGCGACCTAATCCAGTACGTATCGTCAACAGGCCTGTGGACAAAGAAGAGCCTGTCTGGAGCCGGCATCGCCGCCTCTGGGCATACCCATAGTTACGCATCTACCACTCACGCATCAACACACGAAGCAGCTGGCAGCGACCCTCTCAGCGGCATTTCTCCAAGCCAGATCAGCGGTACAGCAGTAATAACCTCTGACTCTCGCCTGTCTGATGCTCGCACGCCAACCGCACACGCCTCAACTCACAACGCAGGCGGATCTGACGCGCTGGCTATCGACGCTGTTGCAGCTACCGGATCGCTGCGAACACTTGGTACAACAGCCACTTCTGCGGCTGCCGGAAATCACGCGCACAGCGGGACGTACGTTACGCCAGGTGGAACAGTAACTCTAACGGGGAACGTTACTGGTTCAGCAACAATGTCATCTTCTGGCGCAGTTAGCATCAATACTACGATTGCTTCTATCCCATCAAATACCGTGACACTTGGCACGGATACAACTGGTAACTATGTTGCCGGACTAACGGCAGGCACGGGAGTCACAGTTTCAGGAACTGCTGCTGAGGGATGGTCTCCAACCGTGGCAATCGGTCAGGCAGTTGGCACTACGTCTAACGTCACATTCAACAACGTTACGGCCAACGGCACAGCGACACTTAACGGAACAGTATATCTCGGAAGTGCTAGCACAGACATCATCTATGGTCCGTCGCTATACGGTACTTCAACGATCACAAACTCGCAAGACGTTCGTATCTTCTACGGCGCATCGTCCGGTTCAAACTACCAGTGGCGTATCTTCCGCGACACATCGTCACGCAGGTATAAGCAGAACATCACGCACATTGACGACACCGACAAGATTCTTGATGTTCAGCCGGTAACGTATTACGACAAGGCTGACTACGAGAATAGCAACGGCAATGTCGAACTGCAGTACGGACTCATCGCAGAAGAGATGGCCGATAACGAGGTCGGAACAAACTATGTCGTTCGAGACGGAGAAGGCAACATCGAGTCCGTGCAATATAGCCGGCTCGTTGTTCCGCTTCTGTCTGCAATGCGCGCTATGCGCACCAGAATTGAGGAGCTAGAGAAGAAAGTGGCGGCACTTGAATCATGACTAAGAGCCAAGTTGATCAGATCCTTGAACGGCTGGAGCGCATTGAAGGCGAACTGGCCGAGATCAAGGTTGAACTTGCCGAGACGCGTGGGGCATACCGTCTGGCTAAGTTCGTGATTGCCTTGCTTGGTGTCAGTGGTCTTGGCGGTCTACTAGCTTGGGTGAATGGGAGCAAACCATGAACAAACTAAAGATTGTAACTCAGACAGATAGTATTGAGAAGAATGGTTGGATGGACGACTGCGGACCATCAACCCTGATGGCTGCTGCTAACTTCTTAACTGGATCTTCATTTAAGTCCAAGGATGGAGTTGCAATCTTTGAGAAGGTTGGCCGTAAGGATATTGACGGAAAAGGAACGCCATCATCTTTCTATCAGATTATAAAAGCTGCACCTCTTGTTGGTGTCAAGGCTAGGTGGGCTAAGAGTTGGGACGATGTTCTAAAGGCATTAAGCTCAGGGCTTGTAGTTGGCATCAATGTGGAGCAGGCTAAAGGATATCCATCGTCTGTGCAAATGAGCGCATGGCACAAAGCGCATCAGAAGCGCAACCCTGGCAAGACATACGGCCACTACACCTGCGCTGCAGGATGGGAGGATAAGGCACAATGGGCAGACCCGACCATGACTGGCAAGGGGAAAGAGGCATATGCTGTGGTGGTGTCGATTGCGGACCTGAAGGCAATTGCCAGCTCGAAGGGGGACGCCCCACACAAGCGCTGCCTGATCTTCTCGGCAGCCCAGAAGAAGTCATCCGCACCTGCCCCAACTGCGGCGCTCAGCTCACAGATCGTGCCTGTAAGCTCATCTGCACTTGTGGCTACTACGCTAGCTGCTCAGACTATCTCTAAAGCCCCCGTACAGGCCGATTTGCGGCCCGTAGAGGCCACTAAGGTGCCGTCAGAGGTCAAGACAGCACCCCCAGCAATTGACCCCGCCCTTGCCCTAAAAGTCGCCCGGGGCATTGTCGGCAAGATCGAGGTGGCTAAAGGAGACAAAACGATGAAGGATCAGATCATCGCCGCCAGCCTGGACGCGCTTCAGGCAGCCCTGTCGACCGCCATCGCGGTCTTCCTTGGACTCGGCGTCAGCATCTTTGACCTCAACGGCGACGGCGTGAAGGCAGTCGCAGCGTCGGCCATCAGTGCCGCCCTGCTCGTACTGCAGCGCTGGCTCGATGAGGACAACACTCGATATGGCCGCACTCGCTAGTCTGGCCCCTGTCTTGGAGCGGTGCGCCGCATGCCGCAGCCCATTCGCCGAGCAGATCAACCAGAAAATGGCGAACGGTATGCCCGACACCAAGGTAGCCTCTTGGCTCAAGGAACAGGGCGCTTATATCTCTCGAATCACGCTCGGCCAGCATAAGCGGTCCCACCTAACGACAGAATATCAGGCTGCCAAGGCCGAGGTGATCAAGAAGTTCAAGCAGAATCAGAAGACCATGAAGGCCACTGGAGACCTTGCTGCGCTTGTGCGAGACCAGGTCGTGGCCATGGTCAATGCCGGTGAGCTGCTGCCAACGCTGGCAGAGGGACTCCGGGCGCAGGAGATGATCGACCGACGTGTTGAGAAGTCGGCTGACAGGGAACTGTCGGTAACCCTAGCTGGCATTCTGGGCGGTGGCCCGGTAGTCCAGATGATTGAGATGGAAGCAGAGGAGATTACAGATGGCACCGCGTAAAGGTCCAGTTCGTGGAGGTCCTGGCCAGTGGGCAGTTGGTCGCAATGCATCGCGCAACGACTCACCATTCAAGGGATCAGACCCATTTTCACAGGTTGCAGCGTTTGCGTGGAGGCTTCCTGGCGCTATTGCAAGCGGACGGAAGCTTAACGGTCAGAAGGTGACTGCCGAGGAGTGGAGCGGGCTTGCAGCAACTGCTGCCCTCACCGCTGCGGGAATTTATACTTCTTATCGTGGCGCTCGACCTGCAGCTAGGCCAGGAGCATTCCGCTCTGGCGCTCGTCCAATGACTACCCCAGAGCGTAGCGTTGCTGTGACTCGTGCCGGTAGAAACGGAGTTGGAAAGATTGGATCTAGCATCAAGCCACAGGATTCCTACGTCGGTGAGCAATGGGATGGAAACTTTGCGGAGCCATTTAGTTCTTACGAAGAGGCGCACTACAGGGCTGCAAAGATTCTTGAGTCACGCGGAAAGACTGATCCGAGTAAGCTAATTCCAGTTAGCGGACGTTTGGTAAATACTCGCTACGCCGGACATACGCAAACAGTCAATATTCCAGACGCGTATGAAGATCCATTTGGTTATGGCGGCGGTTCTGGTGGAGTTGACTTTGACATGATTACCGGAGCTATGAAGAAGACTCTTGACTGGAAAGCCACTCGAGCACCGCTCCGAAGAACCGCATCGGTTCGACGAAGGACAACTCGATAATGGCTAAGTCTCCTGCATGGCAGCGAAAGGAAGGCAAGAACCCTAAAGGCGGTCTAAACGCCAAGGGCCGTGCCTCGTACAAGGGCGGAACCCTCAAGCCGCCCGTTAAGTCTGGCGATAATCCGCGGCGTGCGTCGTTCCTGGCTCGCATGGGTAACATGCCCGGGCCGGAGCGGGACTCGAAGGGGCGACCCACGCGCCTACTCCTGAGCCTTCAGGCCTGGGGAGCTAGCAGCAAGGCAGATGCCAAGAAGAAGGCGGCTGCCATTAGCGCCAGGAACAAGGCCAAGAAGTCTTGAAAGTCACAAGCGAAGCGGCCAGAGACCTGGCTGCGGGTCGGAACGACCCTGTCTTCTTTGCCAAGCGTTGGCTGGGGATTGATCTCCATGCCGGGCAGAAGGCATGGGTAGAGGGTATCGCAGCCCGGGATGAGTCCGGCTGGCGGCCCAAGTACCTGACTACCGTCTGCTCGGCCGGCAACCGTGCCGGCAAGACGCTTGGCATGGCGGTGGCCGTCTTCCACAGCGCGTTCTACAAACTTGGGGTCCAGCCTCCGGATGGCACCGAGAAGGACGCCATGCGCTGGCAGACCGCACCATACGAGTGGTATCACGTCGGCATCCAGCAGGAGACAGCCGAGCTTGTCCACCGGGAGATCTCGATGATCCTGGAGGGTGGCCACCCGGCACAGAGGGGGCGCGGATGCCCGCTGATCGACGACATCGGAAAGGTCGTTGACCACACCAAGAAATACCGTGGCGAGTACCTATGGCTCCAGTTCCACCCGCTCGTGGGCGGAGCAAATGTTCACTTCCGGACCACGCAGGACAAGGCCAAGGCCCTCCTCGGCAAGGACATGAACGGGATCTCATTCGACGAGGCGGCCTTCGAGCCTCACCTGATGCAGATCTATCAGGAGGTACTCAACCTCCGGCGCCTGTCCACGGGCGGGCAGCTTCACTTCATCGGTACCCCTACCGAAGGCATCAACGACTACGCCGACCTTTGGGAGATGGGCAACCCAGATCGGGTAGACCGAGACCCTCAGGTGTTCTCATTCCGGCTTTCCACGAGGGATAATGTCGGTTATGGCTTGACGCCTGACACCTTCGACGCTATCCTACGACAGCAAGCAGATTATCTTATCGCCCAGAACATCGACGGTAAGTTCATTGAGTCTAGCGATGCGTTCTTCTCGTCGGAGTCTATCGAAGCCTGCTTCGACGATTTGCCGGAGGAAGAACAGCCTAAGACACGGCGCCGGTACGTACAGGGCTGCGATCCGGGTATCGCCTCTGACTCCACCTGGGCAATCGTCCTTGACTACACCGAGAAGAACCGGATCAAGGGGGTACGAGCCAGGACCCGTTCCGGCAAGCAGACCATCCAGGCAGTTGTGAACATGGTCCGCGAGAATCACCTCCTGTTCAACGAGAACTCAAGCTGCATTACCATCGTCGACGAGACGGGGTTTGGCGGTAAGTTGTTCAAGCAGGAGTTCAGTGTCATCAAGCCAATCCGCGGATATGACTTCGGTGGCACCAAGGCAAAGAAACTCGATCTCCTATCGGATCTCAGGACGGCTATAGACCGTCGCCAAGTAATCTTCCCAAAGACCGGAGTATGGCTCCGGCTGCGCAGGCAGCTCCTGTCATACAAGCTGGACGATAAGAAACTTGAGCAGGACGCCGTAATGGCACTTGCGATTGCGCTGCGACATGCGGTGCGAAACTCTAGCGACCATCTGGAAACACCAACATTCAATTATTTTGGAGGTTCTGATTAATGGCTAAAGCTAAGGTAACCCTACCGGAGGAGAGCAAGCGGGCTGTAAGCATGGCCTCTGCGTCCCTCCAGATGCAGGGCCTTGACCCGGCTGTTGATCCAAGCTTCCAGATTATCTCTGAGGCTTACAACCGCAAGCAGATGCAGGAGCCGGAGATGTCCCGTCTCCGAGCGCAGTTCCGCCGGCACGACCACTTCTACTATCCGTCTACCGTGACGCTCGGCGGCGCAGACCACTGGGCCGAAGATCCGTCTGCCCGCACTGCCGGCAAGGCCCACGTCTCTGTCAACCTGCACCCATCCTACGTTAACATCCCGGCCTCGATCCAGGCAATCCAGCCGGTGATCAACTACGTCGCAACAGACCTTACCAAGAATGGCCGCTCAGCTGCCGCAAGGCGCGAGCGGCTTTTCTTTGCCTGGGCTGAGAACAACGAGTTTGAGGTCCGGCTCGAGGAAGCCTGCCTCTACAAATGCCTCTATGGGCACACGGCAGCAAAGATCTCGTGGGACGCCAAGCGCGGAATCCCGAAGCTTCAGATCATCGACACTCCTGAGAACCTCTATCTTGGGTTCGGGGACTCGAACTACAACCGCGTAGACTGGGCAATCTACAGCTATGGCCTCAGCCCTCAGGCCGTCGAAGAGGATTTCGGCATTACCGTCATCCCGGTGCGCGACGGCAACAAGTGGTGGCCATATACCGCCAGCGCATCGCACAGCGATCCACTCGCCAACCTGTACACCAAGGAGTACGAGCGCCAGCCAAACCGCATTCAGACCGCCTACGACGAGATGAAGATCCAGGTTCTGGACTACTGGTACAAGGTTCCGACAAAGCCGGGACAGCCGGCACTGGTCATGAATGCGTTGATCGTCGGCAATACGGTAGTCTCGGAGTCCAAGCACCCCGAGTTTGCCGGTGAGCTTCCCTATGTCGTGCTGCGCAACAGCATCGTTCCGGGCAGCCCTTATGGTCGATCCGAACTGTTCGATGTTGAGCAACTTCTCCGAGAGAAGGACGAGCGAATCACTGCTCAGGCCCAGATGATTCAGTCGATTGTCGGCGGTCAGATGTGGCAGCTCGTTGGAGGCGACGCCCCTGATGAGGTTCCAGCCAACGCTATCCCCAAGCCGGGCCGCGTTGCAACCCCTGGCCCTGGCAACGAACTGCGTGCCATTCAACCGTTTATCCCACAGTTCCAGATCGAGGACTACAACCGGCGCATCGACCGCGAAATCGCGGTTGTCACCGGACTCAATGATCTGCTCCTGGGGCTTGCCCCTTCGAGCGTACTCGGCTCCAGCCGGGCGATCGCCTCTCTCGTGGCCAACTACGAGCAGCGCATTGCGCCGAAGCGCAAGCTCCTCTACAGCTGGAT